GATATATCTCTTATTGTTATGGAGTCGACCAAAGTCAACGATATTATCATCCATCATCCAGTGCTTGTCGAAGCCCATGGCAAGAGAGTGTTCCCACATCCAATTCCGTGCTGGCCCAGAGCCCTTCCCATGATTACTGAAAGGCAATTCAAGAACGGTACCGAACTCTGGATTTGTCACGGCCTGATACTTATCGAACTCTTGAGGTTCGACACAGATATAATATTTGATCCCCATCCGTTCGAGAGCCTTAGCTGTATACCGTGACTCCCATCGACCCTTTGACAGGATGTAGATCGGGTATCGAGTATGGGTCTCATCATCGACCCATTTATTAAAAAGATTCACCTCACGTTCCTTATTAGGATATGCAAGGATATGAGTCTTGTCGGTCAGCTTGTAGCCGAATCTTTCACCGAAATGTTCACGATCTTCTCGTGTGTTGAAATGAACTCGAATCTGTTTGAACGGATCGAGTTTTGGTTGGGTAAAAGCAGGAGCACCTGCTGCGTACCATTGTATAAATTGGTTCCTCCACTCCTGCTGGAGTTCTTCATGGGTGTGTACGGGTTGAAACATTAATCCTCCAAAAATCCTAATAGGCCGGTATCAGTACGGCCTGCCTTATAGACAAACTTATTTAGTTTAGGCATAGGTTTCTCGTCAGCCTTGAGCATGAATTCGACGTAATCTTCCTCGGTCGGGAAGTTCATCGTAATGGTCTGCCATGGCTCAGGAAACTCTTTATTAATTTTTCTAGGTGCTACTTTAAGCTTGGTGTCAGATTCTTCGCCGAGAAACTCATCAAGATTGTCGATGATGTTTTCCTCATCAGAGTATTCCAACATTGTCTCGTAGTCTAGCGATGTGTCTTTTACTTTCATTCTTACCTCACTGGTGGCCATTATACCATTATTTAGTCGAATTGTCAAGAACTTTTCCTGTGCCACCACAGGTAGGACAAACGACTTCGCCGGGGTCTTCCATAGGAGTATCTACCAATTTTCGTATAGACGCACCGGCGTTGTCGTAAACCAGAAAAGAAATATGACCGAGAGATACTTTCTGGCCATGGCTCACCTCTGAATCTGGGTCTAACCCATAATATTCACATTCATCGAGGATTTGCTCTTCAGTTTTATAATGTCCGCAGCTTCGAACTAGGGCTTCGATTAGTTTCATCGGTTCCTTTTAGATAAGTTACTCTGTGACCATCTCGTATATGTCCACCTTCAAGACACTTGCCACATTGAGATCCAATCTTTTCTAATAGAAAGTGGTTGTCGTCAAGCATCTTTTCTGTAATCGCGTTACAGATACAGAGATACATTAGGATGCCTTGGCAACCATTTTGCTCACATCATAGAGAGCAGAATTGATGTACCAGTTGACAAAGGTGGCAGGTCCCCAGCTGTCACAAGCACCAGTATCGAAATAATCGTCGTGAATAATTGTCGCGACCTTATCGATAGTATCGGCAGGACCATTTTGGATGAAGATCCAATCAGGGTTGGCAAAAGCCTTATCAGCGACAGTGGCCAAATCATTATGGCTCAGATCACTGAGGGGCTTAATAAAGTAGTCGTAAAAGTCATCACCATCAAACATCATATATCCTTAATCAAAAAAATTCCCAGTAACCCAACGGTATGTCATTTCACCTTGATAGTTCCACATACCATCTTGACCGTTGTGGTTTGGGTGAGGCCACAAAAGGGCCTCGTTGGCTTTATCAAAGGCTTCGACCTGATTTCTGGCCTCCACCATAAGTTCAGAGCCATAAGCTTCAAATTTAAATCTCATAATTAGTCCCAATCAGCGACTTGATAACAAACAGCAAGGTTCAAAGACATCACATGATTCTTCAAATAGATCGCCTTTTTCTCGGTACCGGGCTTAGTCCCTTCAACGTATTGGGTACCAGGTTTCATCTGACATTGATAAATCGCATTGATGACTTTTTCTGGGGCGTAACCATAATCGGCCTTCCACTGTTCCTTAGAGTCATAAGGAAAGTCAGGGAGCCATTCAGTTCCATTCAACATCGCAGCAGCGTTGTTTACATCAAACGCAGAATAGATGATCTCAGAACCGGTGGCTGTTTTGACAATAGGAGCCTCTAAACCACTCAGGGCTCGAAGAGCGCCCTTTTCGTGTTCGGCTGGGTCGGTTTGATATCGGGCCTCGGCGGATACACTCGCGAGACAAGCTGCGGTTAGTAACAAAGTTTTCTTAAACATAGTAAAGTTTCCTCTCAATTTCAATAGCCATTATAACACATCTGGCTGGGATGTCAACACTTTTTTTAAAAAAAGTTAAAATAATTTAAGAATTCTCCTTTGGTGGTTTCATATGAAAATTACTGGGTGACAAAGCGTTGTAAAGTTCTCGAGCTTCTTCTTCAAGACCCTGAGCACGCAATTCTTTGTACGCAATATCAATTTCTTTACTTTGATTGTTTCCTTTGACCCAGACATTGTGGTCGTCTGAATAGTTGAAGTACCAGTCGTGCCTTTGTAACATATCTTGAAAATCTTCTAACGTCATCTTAAACTCCTGTAAACAATAGACCATATCCAAACAATCCACCTAGGATTGCGCCCATAATACAACACGCAAGGAATGATACAAGAGGGCTTTCTTTAGGAATCTTGCCCTCTCTCTTAGGGATTGAAAAATCTTTCTTCGCGTAATCTCTCATTACTGACATCGGGAAACGACCTCGCTCATACGATCCACCTCCTCGCCGAGGGCCTCCATCGACCACTCAGAATAGTTGTAACCACGAGGACGGAAGCCATAGGCATCCTTGTGAGCATCAGAAATGTAGCTGATCAGCGACTCTCTAAGCATCTCAAGCGTGTTCATTATGATGCCTCCGCGAACAATTGACCAAAACCTTCAACCAGAAGGTTGTAAGAATAGACCTCATATCTCCACTCATGGTCGAAATCGTAGTCGTCAGTCTCAAGCGCAGCTACCTCAGCAGCGGCGTAACGCTTCTCAAAACCCATCAGAGCGTCGAGGGTATCTTCAGTACCCATGAAACCTTTGACAATCCTCAAAGCTTGGTTGAAGTCGATCCCTTCAGCCTGCATCTCTTGGATTTCAGATTCTGTTTGGTAGATGATTCGTGCCATGTGTCAATTCCTTATCTCAATTTATGTGTACATTATAGGCTAGATCGGGGCCTTTGTCAACACTTTTTTGTAAAAAAAACAACTTTTTTTAGAACATTTTGGAATAAAGATATAACTTTTTGTTCTATGCGTATTCTGCTTCTTCCCACGCAGCCTCAAAGTCATCAAAACCTTCGGCCACCCGAGTGTTACATAAAGACTCATTATTTTTCAACGCAGTCCATAAAGTCTCAGGCAAAACTTGATGACGTGCTGATCGACGGTCAGCAACATAGTCGGCATAGGTATCAAAAGAGGTAGCGGTTCCTGTTGTTTTCATCATGTCTTTGTTTCCTTGATTTGAGAGTATATTATAGGCCATAGCTGACATTTTATCAAGACTTTTCTTAGAACATTTTGGAATAAGGAACCGATATCACGAGAAGAAATCTTCTAAGGTATTGACCTTCTCGGCAGACCAACCTAGGGCCTCGAGGATGATTTCAATGGGTTTGAGGAACACTTTGTCGAACTGGGTATCGTAGTCGATGTAGGGCTGGAGGTCGAACTCCTTGGGTAGGTTACGGGGGAACGAGATCATATTCTCTCGCAGGGGGTTGGGGAGTTTCAGATAGACATATTTGATCTTATCACCGGAGATGATCTTCTCGTATTTCTTGGACAGATTCTTCTTCTGCAGGAAGTCGTTGTACAGGATACAGCCACGGACGTGGATTGGACATCCCTTCTTGTAGAGTTCTGGGCCGGCCTTCACACGGAATTTGTCAATGTTGTCAGTTCCTGAGTTCTTGGCGATCTCTTCGATGGGGAGCGATTTGAACTGATCTCGAAACTCGGCGATGAATTGTTGGGTGTCTGATTCGGTACCCTGCATGATCACCTTGAAGGCCTCTTTCATCTTATCTCGGCAGACCTCAGGAGTCGAGGACCGAACAGATTCCAAGCCAGTCACAGAGATCTTTGGGGTCTCATAATGGACACCTTCAGAGTTGAGGGTATTGAGAATGTATCTCTTCTTGGCCACGAACAGACCCTTGTCGTTGATCTTCTCTCGTTTCATCCCCATGGCCTGCCGATACGCACCCATGTCATCTGCAAGTTTCTGGTATCCTTTTTCAATGACATCTTCGATTTTCGAGGAGCAGATCTTGTCGAGAAATTCTTCACCCTTCTGCCGATCAATATCAACAGTACCGAAGACCTCTTCGATCACCGGGGCAAAGTTCACATAGATCGAGTCGGTATCGATGTAAATGATATAATCCTTGTCGTCAGTCTTGAGGAGTTTGTTTAGATAATCGTTCACCGATTTCTGGGCATATCGAATCGAGAGCTGTCCAGATGTGGTGATCGCCTCGGCCATCTCATTAATATAGTATGCGAAGTAAATGTTGGCAGTCGCACCATAGAGGCTGTTCATCGAGATCTTGATCGACATCTGAGAGTTGTGTAACTGATTGGCCTCTGCCTTGAGTTTTTTGATCTGTCGAGGATCTTTCTCAACCTCGAGTTGCTGTTCTACAGCCAACATCTGTTTCTTGATCTTGGATCGGTTGTTGTAGTATTCATCAATGATTTCTGGAATGATTCCCAGTTTGTCATTTCGAAAACACACACCATTGGCAGTGACCGACACGTTAGGATCGTCGTTCTTGTAATCACCCTTGAGAACCATGTCCTGCGTCACATATTCTCTACGATCACCAATATACGTCTCGGGTGACATATTGTATTGAAGCATAAGGTGAGGATACAGGGAGTTCAAATCAAAGGACACGACCCAAGGATGTAGACCGATCTGAGGGTCTTTCACATATCCACCAACAAGATCAGCGCGGTGACCGGGAGAACCACTCTTGATCGGTGGGGCAATATTCTTGCTCATCAATCGACGATAGAGTGTGGTTTCCCATATGCCCACAGTCCCGAATGCCTCTTGGTAATTCACACCACCTTGGTACGCGATGGTCATCACGAGAGCCAATAGGGCAGTCTCATCTTCTAGTCTTTGAATCAGTCGGGTATCTTGGAGGTTATAATCGAGATAGAGCTGAGGATTCTGTTCATAGAGGGCTGTCAATGAGCCGTATTCGGTATAATCAAGTTTCTTCTCACCGAGGATCACATGAGCGATATGGTCAAGTTTGAATGATTCTTGTGGGCCATATTTGTACCCAAACTTCTTGAAAGCATCCAGATAGTCGAGGACAGCCACACCAGAGATCGAATAGGTCGATTGGATCTTGTCGAAGAGTTCACGGCTACGTTTACGAATCTTTTTCCACGGGGACAGTCGGTTTGCCAATTCCTCACCACACTCTCGAAGAATTCTCGTCACGATGTACATGATATCGAAGAACTCTACGTTCCATCCTGTTACGATATCTGGATAGTCAGATGTCCACAGATCCACGAAATGCCGAAGGAGTTGTTGTTCGGTATCGAATTTGATGAAGTTGATATTCTCTGGGTCGATGTCAGTGATCGTTGCGTATTTGTCGTAATCTTTCAGACCGAGCAGATGATAGGTATCTGACTTGGAAGATTTGTACGCGATGGATGTGATTGGGTTATCAGCCTCCTCCACGTTGGGGAAGCCATCGGTAACATCAACCTCGATATCGAACGAGACAATGTTGATCTGATTGATATCGAACTCTATCTCGCCTGGGTAATGTTCTTGAATGAATTGAGCCACATACTTCGTGTTCCCACAGATTTCCATCATCCCAACATCTTTGTATTGGTCGACGAAGTCCGAGGCCTCTTTCATCGAGTCGAACTTGAACGGATGGAGAGGCTTCTCTGTCAGCAGGGAGGTATGGGTGGTGCCTTCTTTCTTGTTCGGGGCATGAACATAGAGAGTGGGCTTGTATGGAATTTTGTGTGCCACCCTCTTGCCGTTCTTGTATCCACGGTAGAGGATGTTGTTGCCGAGTCTATCTACTGAAGTGTAGAATTGCATATATTGTCTCCAGTTTGAGTGGCCATTTTATCACGCACCAAACCAAAAGTCAACCACTATGCACTTTTATGTCCATAAAAGTGTAACTTTGTCCATTTATATGTACCTATAAGTGTAATTTGTATGCACTTATATGTACCTATAAGTATATTATGCAGCAATCTCTGAAAAATTCTTGACTTTGTGGAATCTGATATGATTTGCAAATTTCTCTGCGAACTGATCACCACGGTGTGAGATCACAAAGATGTTGTCGTTGGCATTCAGGTTGTGTAGGGTCTCAATCAGACTTTCAATCCCAGTTCCATCGAGAGCCCCATCAAGGGTCTCGTCGAGAACAAGAAGATTGGTCGACACAGAGTTTCTCAGTTTGGCCACCGATCTCCAGGCCAACATGATCGATAGAGAGATTCGTAACTTCTCACCTTCGGAGAATGACCCATATGAGAACGTGTCACGGAACCGAGACCGAATTACCTCATTGAAGCTCTCGTCAAGATGAAAATCGACAAACAGTTCGAATGCAGCCAAATACTTGTTGATCAGCTTGTTCATCACAGGGATGTACTGCCGAATGATCTTTGCCTTGATCCCGCCATCTTTGAGGATCGTGTTCACCACATTCAAGATGTTTTGCTCTTCAAAGAGTTCTTCCCTGCGTTTGTGTAGGTCGCAGAGTTCCTTCTTGAGTTGTTTCATATAGGATTTATCGACCGATTCGACTTCCCTTTCAGCGTTCTCTAGTTCGGACTTATAAGACATGAGGGCATTCTTAGAGATTCGAATCTCGCCTCGATTCTCACTGATATCCGTGTGGTTCTTTTGAATCAGAGTCTCGACCTCGGATATTTCACTGATACGTGAGGACATATCGGAGATCTTCTCTGCGATATCAATCAAGCCCGTTTCAATAGCATGTTTCTTTTCTTCTTTCTCTGTCGTGATCTCTGCCTTAAACTCGTGGTCGATTCCTTGTTTGCAGGTCGGGCAGTTGTCATTGTCGTGATAGAAGGCAATTTCTTTTTCAAAAGTTTGCTTTGATTTTATCAGATCTCGTTCGACATTAGTGTACTTGTCAAGTTTGTTCTGAGTCGAGCTCTTATCTGCAATGGTTTCATATAGGGCAGTTATCTTTTCATCGATGTCGTCGATTAGGAGCTGTTTCTCTTCGATCTTGTCAATGTGTTCCTGCATCTTCTTTTGGATTTTCTTGACCTCAGACTTCTTGATCTTGACGATCTCGGCATTGTTCTTCTCAGCCTGTTCGAGACTTCCCTCGGTCATATCCACCTTATAGCCATTCTCAGCGATATCATTCTTATTCACACTGATTCGATCTTTGGCCAAGAAGTTCATCGTGCTGAAGACTTGGATATCGAGTAGATCTTCGATGATGTCTCGTCGAGATTGAGCCGGGAGTTCCATAAACGGAACATAGGTCGCACTACCTAAGACCACGATCTGATTGAAGGATTTATAATTGATGCCCAGTACGTTCTGTTCTAGGAAGGCCTGGTAATCCTTCTTGGCAGAATCTTGGTTAATCAGCTGTCCATCTCTATGAATCTCAAATACGTTCGGCTTGATGCCTCGACGCACGAGATAATCAGAACCACCAACATTGAACTCGATCTCCACGAGGAGTCCCTTGTTGTTGATACTGTTGAGAAGCTGGGGTTTATTGATCTTTCGAAATGGCTTACCATACAGGCCAAACACGATCGCATCTAAGAATGTAGACTTCCCTGCTCCATTCGAACCACTGATAAGGGTAGAGCTTTTGTTGTCGAGATAGATTGTCGTGAAAGAATTGCCGGTAGATAAGATGTTTTTATAACGAAGTTCTTTAAATTGTAATCTCATCCGATGTTTAATGCCTCATTGTACAGTTCATCGACGGTCCGCTTGATCATTCCCTTGTCAGCGGTCGTCTCTAATGAATCAATATAATTATGTAGGATTTCTGTCGTGTCTTTAGTTTCGTCTAGGATTTCTTCTACACCTGCCGACTCGAGGTTCAAGGCATCATCAACAGCTTTGATATCTGCAGCCCCTTCATCGTTTAATCGATTCATAAACATGTCGTAGATGTAAGCATTCGTTCGATTCTTCACAATCACCTTGATATAGGTATCTTTATAGGGAGAAGTGTCGAAGTTTGCTACATCATCCACGGTCATATCTGTGTCGTCGTAGTCGATCTTATAGAACATCCTGTACGGGTTCTCAATCTTGGTCATCTCACGTGTCTCTGTGTCAAAGACATGGAACCCACGACTGCCTAGATAGTCTGACCAGGTCATCTCATAGGGAGCACCAAGATATTCGATGTTTTGGTAGCGGGAAGGGTGATGGAAGTGCCCAGAGTAAACTGATTCAAAGTTCTTGAACACGTTCATGTCGATCCCATCATTACAAGGCATACCCTTCATCATTTCGAACCCCTTGACCTCAAGATGGCCCATGACGATATCTGCCTTGGTTTTAGAGATGATTTCAAAATTTTCTTTCTCATTATCCTTACACAACCACGGCAACATAAGGAAGGTGGTCGAACCGAACGTAACTTCTTTGGCAATAGATTCGTAAAGTGTAAATGTGGGGTAATCTTTCAGAAGAAGCTGCATTGAATTGACCTCATTGGTGTTCGTGTAGAACGTACAATGATTGCCAACAAGAGCATGAAAGTCGATCTCTCTCTGTGCCAACTGATCGAATAGAAACTCTTTACCTTTCTTCAGGCTGTAGAAGTTGATGTACTTCCTTCTATCAAAGGTATCACCCAAATCGAAGACTACCTTGATGTCGTGCTCGTCGATATATGGAAAGAAGACCTCCATAAAGAATTTTTCTTGAAACTTGGAGAACAGTTGGCTGTCTCCCCGGCCTCCAATATGGATATCGGTAACGATTGCTATTTTCATTATTTGGTTTTTTCTTTCTTATTACCTGACATCTTTTCTTCGAATTCATTTACGAATTCATTGATGTACTCAGGAGGTGAACTTAATTGAATGCTGTTATCACCGGAATCCATAATCTCAGTCTCTAGCATCATGTTCTGTGACGACTTGAACTTGATATACATTTGCTTCTTCTCTTTCTGAATCCTTCGAAGGAAGGCATACCAGATAATCTGCGTGAAGTAGGCGAAGGGATTCTCAGACTTGTCTGGGTTGAAATTGTGGATATACTGAATACAGTTTTCAATTCCATCTGAGATCATGTCGTCCTTATAGGTATAACCAGAGAAGTTGGGCTTGGTGGCCAACCGATTGGCGATGAGGAAGATACACTCGCCGATGTATTCTGGAATTCTTGGTAGAGAGTCACCTTGATCTTCGGCTTCTTTTACCTTCTTCTTATATTCAATCAACGCTGCCAACAGATCCTTGTTGTTTACGTAGTTTCTTTTCTTTGCCATGCTCTACTCCATCGGTCAAAATTATGGGTGCTATCTTATCATAAAAATGTGGAAAAGTCAACAACTAATAAAAAATGAAAATAGTTGTTGACAACTGTAACTCAAAGTGTTATAATTCTGTCATCGACGCTAAGAGATAACTATATCTGTTATATGTCGACATTGAATATCTTAAAAGGAAACTGCTCATCAGAGTAGATTTCAATTCTCTTTTTGAAATGTTTTAATGTATAGTTTTCAAATGATCCAACTGATAGATCATCAGCGATATCATATAGAGTAGCCTTATCGGCATCATTTCC